TTAAGCCGTTGTAAATTTATATTTATCGAAGAAATATTCCAAGTGTCCTTCTAAACCATGGACGTATCGTTCTGTAGTTTCAATCCTTGCGTGTCCTAACATTTCTTTAGTCTCCATCAGTGAAGCACCATGTTTTTGAATATCGGTTGCGAAAGAGTGGCGTAAAGCGTGCGGATAGAAGTTTTTGAATCCAGCTTGATAGAACGGCTTTCTCATCAAATATCGTATGTCTTCAACCGACATTGGTTCATTTTTTCCGGGCGTTCTCACCCAGATAAAATCGCTTATTCGGTTTCTTTGAATCCAGTCGTCTAAACGGTTCTTAGCTTCTTTACTCATGTATGATTCACGAGCTTTCGAACCCTTACCTATAAATGTTACCATTCTTCCATTAAGATTCATGAGCCTAAGATTACGTAATTCGGAAATTCTAAGTCCACAATCAAAGCAAAGCTTAATTAAAAGCCACTCTAAATGATCAGCATATCTCAATACTTGCTCAATCTGTTCTCTAGTGTAGTAGACCCTACGAGGTGGTTGTTCTTTACATTTAATAATCAATCGTAGTTTTAGTTTCGGAAATGATATTCCCATGTCTTGAAAATATCGAAGCATAGCGACTAAATTAACTAGCCTACTATTGATTGTTCTACCAGAACATCCACGAGCAGTTTGTTCTGCTATCCATTCATTGATGTGCTTGTTTGATAATTCACTAAGGCTATCAATCTTAATTGTTTTGAGGAACTCCCTACAAATCCATCTTTTTCCATGAAGAGTCTGTTCACTCATGCGACGAACATTCTCGCAGTAATTCAAATATTCGTCAATTTGCTTATCTATTGATTTTAAGTTTTTCATATTCTTCCTTATTAAAAGAAAAGCCCCAAGCTCGGCTAATCACCAAGCAAGAGCTTGGGAAGCTTTTCGTGCCTAAATTAAAATTAAATTATTTTTTTAGTTAAGCCTATTACTATTGGTATATATGGTTATATGGGTGTGCGGATTTCGCACACTTAACAGGGGTCGGGAAGTGTGCGGATTTCGCACACTTCATGGTACTTTTCCACAGACTTATCCACAAAAAATGGGGTATTTTTCCACATGTTTTCCACAGATTTTGCATAGTTTTCCACAGGTAAAATTTGACAAATAAAGAGAGGTATGCTTCTTCAGCCACCTCCATAGTTTTTTGTAATTTAACTTATATTATTCTAAGTATTTTTATTCCTGAAAAAACCCTCTGACCTCGTTTAATATCATCAATTGCTATTAAGCCTAAGTCTGCAAGTTTGTGATTTAATCTGTAAAATTGGAACCGATCGAGCTCAAAATCTTGTAGTATGACACGATTAGAAATCCTTGCATACCCATATTTATCTGGCTTAAATCGTGATATATAATCTTTCAGCGAGTAATACCAACTCCACGCTACTAAATCACCATTAAAAACGGTGGAGAGCGTCCTCTTATCCATCCTGACGTAGTAGTTATTGGTTGACATTTTACCTCGCTTATAATTGTGAGGCTATATGAGAAAGCCCCCTCGTCATTAAAACGAGGAGGCTCAAACTCCATTACATCAATTTCCTTGAGTGTAATAAAAATTGTACGATATGTCAATCCTTTATTTTAGCCCAACGAGCCTGTACGGCTCTTCTGGCTGCTTCAGAACGCTGCTTAGCACTAAGGCTCTTATTTGGCAAATTTTTGGCTAATTTAGACGTATATTCATCCCATTTATCAGCTTTATCTTTTAGTTCATTGTATTCGGTTTTTGGGATGGTAATAAATTCAATGTCGTTATTCATGCTCTCTCCTAATAGTGGTAAAGACTTGACTATTCAGTTATGTCTTGCTAGAATGGAATTGTTATGTTAGATTACTTTCGTCTTCGTGGGGCGAAAGTAATTTTTATTTCAAGTCTTAATCGAGAGATTTTGAATGAAATACTCATAGCTTCCTCCTTTCTACCATTTTTTAATGTGCCAATGTCTTTACCACTATCTTAATTATACACCGCATGGCGTATAAAGTCAAGGGGGTTTTATCAATTTTTCTCAACAAAAAAACACCTTATAAATACTTAAAAATTCCACATTTTTATTATGCTTTCGTGTATTCTACAATTACGTGCCACTTTTTAGTTTTACCAATAGCCGAACCGACTTGAAACGCAATATCACCAAGTTTCGGACGAATAGAGAAGCCACTATGCCATGCTCCATCAACACTATTGGCACTATTTCCATAAAGCCATGGAATTGGACGCCATTCATCATAATCAGACAAAGCTTCACAGTGAGCAAAAACGATCGTATCAACGACATTTGCCTCAGCGAATTTTGTAGAAGCAGGAATATGTCCAGTGCCCTTAATTACTTTACGATATATAGTTTTACCATCTTCCCATTTGCTTATAATTTGTTCATCAGCGGTATATTTGTTATTTAATTTAGACAATGGAATCATACCATTTTCTATATTAGTTCCGTTCGCTAGACCAGTACAAAAATCAGCTAAGTACTTATCATTAGCGACCATCTGATCCATCTCCGCCGCAGTTAAAACATCGAGTGGCGTAAAATCCATGTTAGGATATGGTAAAGTTGCTGCCATTATTTTGTCTCCTGATTAAAATAAAAATCTGTATACTCAAAACTAGTATCAGTTGAAGTCATCACGACTCGCTGAGCCAAAGCAATATCAATCTGTTTAGCAACACTATCTAAGAAGCTTTCAATAGTCTTTTCGGACTCTGAAGTTGTCAAAATCATTAAACAGAACTTGACGACATTTTTGTCTCCAATGGTGTAATTTTTAGCGTAACGATATGTCGGAGTTTGAGTAGTTTTTGCAATATTATGCTCAAAATAAGTTCGTCCAGCCGGTGATTGACGAACGGAAAACTCATCATTTAGTTTTGGTTTCCAAATCGCAACTCGATCAAGAATAAGTTTGTTTATCATATTCATGATTATGCAATTTAACAGGGTGGCAATGGTATGATTCCATTAAGTAAATTAAAGCCTAACTATTCAAAAGAGCAGATAGAAATTGGTACATGGATTGACGGTAGGAAAATTTACAGGAAAGTCTATTTTGGAAAAGGGGATGTTCCTAAAGAAGTATCTGTAGTAAATTGTGCAACCGTTATCGACATGCGAATGGTTGTGAAGAATAAAGCAAATAATGGGTCTTGGAGAACCGTGCCTTGGTTATATGATACAGCTGATAATAGCTGGGTTGCTGGTTTCTATATGGATTCGTTGCGAAAAGTAGTAGTAATGCAACTTAAAAATAACATGGCTAGTGCTTATTGGTGGCACTTAGTCATTGATTATTGTATCGATGTAAGCCCTGAATAGGCTCATTTTATAATTTCAATAGTCATAAAAGTATTTATTTCATTTATATTGCGTGGGTCAAGGTTTTGAAGCCAGAAAAAATCACCTTTGGATGCCGGCACTAAAACAGTCGAGAGAGTCGCAGTTCCAAATCCTGACATCATGGTAGTGATTGTTCTAGTATGTGGGACTGCTTTTTTTCTTCATTAACTCAAACCAGCCATAATTCACTCCATTTTGTTGATAATAAACAGAAGCTGAAACTTTCACATAACTTATATCTTCGCCAATAACAATAGAACTATCACTCAAAGATAAACTATCTCCAATTTTGTTTTCTATCTTGCTAAAAGGAATCTTTGCTCCAGCTCCAATAGGCTGTTGATATGAATCCCCACCAATTACTGTTATACAGTTAGGCTTTAATTTACTTAATGGAATCATACCATTGCCACCCTATAATCGCTTACGCTATATTCATATGAATAACGATTCAGCCCTATATCAGAAACTTGGCAAGATGGAAGCCGACATTAAGAATATTGGTGATCTTGTAAATGAGGTAAACCATAAAGTTGATACATATAATGTTATTTCTCAACGAGTTACAGTTCTAGAAGAACGAGCCACAGACCGATCCAATCGTCTTCATAAGTTAGAAGAAAACCAAGCCAAAATTGTTTGGGCAATCGTGATGGCAGTTCTTAGTGCAATTTTGAAGTTTGTAGTTATCGATGGGGTTCATCGATGAAAAAGACAAATTGGCTATCAGTTTTAGTTTGGGGAGGATTGATGCTGTTTAATATTTTATTTTGGCTATTCATAACTTTGAATGGATGGTTTATCCAAGCATTGATCTCGTATCTCGTTATTGGGGTGCTATTTATAATCTTAATGTTTAAGGAGTTAAAATGAGTTGGAAGCAAACACTATATCCTAACCTAGATGACAAAAAGTTAGTCGTTTATGATCAGGGTAAACCTCTGACAGATTGGTTCTTGTGGTGTCTAGCCGTAGTACAAAAGACATTTAACGTTGCTCCATTCGCAGAGTCTGCTCAAATTGCATGGAACTGGAACAACACAAAACATACTGATCGTAATCTTCCAGATGGATGTTTTGTCCCTATTTGGTGGACTGGTGGTTATAAGAACTATGGTCATGTGGCTATTGCAAAGCGTACTGGGAACCGTATTCAGATTTGGTCAAGCCCATATACTCGTAAACCATTTTTCGATTATTTTGAAGGAGAACTAAATACTACTATTGATACTGTCTCTCGCATTTACAGTGTTACCTATGCAGGCTGGACTGAAACCATGAATACTACCCGTATAGTTGAGTGGGTCAACCCACCACAATTAAAATCCAATGAAGAAATCGCAGCTGAGATATGGCAAAAGAAATGGGGTGATGGCGAAGAAAGAAAGAGACGTTTAGCCGCGGCTGGTTATAGCTGGGATGCTATTCAATCTCTCGTAGATAAAGGAGTTGGTAAACCTATTGAAAAACCTGCTGAGACACCGCAAGAATCATCAAAGCAACCGGAACAACCAGTTGAGCCACCCAAGTCAGAATCAGTGCCAGAAACACCTAAGGAAAATCCACAAGAAAAGGAGAAGCAAATGGAAGAAAACAAAACAGAAAATATTAACAAGGACGAGCAGAAAGTTGAAGAAAAGAAAGAAATTATGAAACCTACATTAACAGATGAACAAATCAATAAAATCAATGAAGAGTACATGAAGCTAGCCAACGCTTCAACTGAAGCTATCACAGAGGCTGGCTCGGGTTTTGAGTTTAGTAATAAAACTAAGATTATTGCTTACTTAGTTGGAGATTTCTTGCTTCTTGGATCAGCTATCACGCCACAAGTTGTGCTTGCTGTTATGAGCTTAAATGATAAGAATATGACAGCCTTCGGTACGGCTCTTGCTAGTATCTTAGCGACCTTAGGTTCACAGATTTTATTGATTTTTAAGCTACTAAAGAAGAAAAAATAAAATTCTTAATTTACCTCAAAAAACTACCCCTCTATCATAAACGATAAAGGGGTTATTTTAGTTTAGACGATAGTTTTATCATCTAATAAGAAAAACTTCTCAAAACGTCTTAGAATAGCTAAAACGGCGATATAGATAAATTAAGCCATGCCTGTATGTCGATATTAGGGATTTGTGCATACGGATTTGAATTTTCCGGCATCATAAGTCTTTGAAACACCGCGAAAAGCCTGTAATGATTGGTATCTAGCCTATGAACGCTTACAAAAATATCCGCTTCATGATTTGGCAAAATTATGGTGTAGTTTGTTGGTAGATAATTTTGCTCAAGATTTGTTTTCATTACAACATTTTCAAAAAATACACCGCTTGGAGAATCTTTGTCTACGTGCCACGAATCGCCAGTCTTATAACTTCCTGATGGAATATTGAGTTCAAAATAAATCTTATTCTTCTGCTTTTGAGCCGTAAAATCACTATTTTGTAAAAAATTCGAGATCCTTGAAATCGTCATATTTCATCTCCATATATATGATAATAAAAAGTTTCTTGCGACGAACTATTTGATTTATTACAGATAATATACTGCTTGTCATTAACTAATGCACCCAAATAACCATCGTTATTAGTAGATCTTGTAGTAGCCTGTGGCATAACACAGTTATGATAACCCTGTGAGTAATTGCCAACTTGACCAATTTTCCAAAGCCTAGCTTGAGGAACATATCCAAGATTATGGTTAATAATTGAATCAGTATTGGCTTCAACTGTTATCTTTCTCTGCTCTAGAATTTTAGGATAATTAAAGTCAGAATTAAGCCTAAAGTTGGTGATATCATCTACATTATCTACTTTACCTTCATAGTCTGGCGGAACGAACCCAGTCAGTCTGAAATAAAAAATAGTTTCAGACGAATTATTATGTGAGCAATTTATGTAGATATTATGATCATCCGCTCCTATATCAACTACAAATGGTGGCTGACTACTACCATAAAAAATAGGGATTTGAGTCGATAAGTCAAAAGCTGGATTAAAATTAGCATTAGTAGACCATTGACCAATAATAAGAGGGGTGAATGGTAGGTTATGTGGCACTATTTTCTTATTTTCGTTCCAATACTGACCAACTGGCACATTTATATCAGTAGATAATTTGAGAGCAAGTATCGGTATAGGGTAATCGCTACTCATTATAAAATTTCTTGGTTGAGTCATTATTGGTTAAGCTCCGTAATCACATCAACATTTGGCTTTGATATATATTGACCGAATCCAGTTGGTGATTTTTCGGAACCAAGATAATAACGCCTAACGTTATCACTATCCCTCACAATAATCTCACCCGCTGTCTGATCTATTATCATTTTGCCGTCATTGGATGACGTAACTACGTTGCCTGAATATTTGACTGTTTTTTCAATTGTCATATCCTCTCCCTTCTACCCCAATACATCAGTACTATCTAATGCCGATTGATCTAAAATAAATGGTGAAACAACCGTGGTTTTCTTGAGTGTCAGAGTAGTTTTTAATTGCGAATCACCAAGCGACATCTCAATGCCTATAATCTGATAGTTCCCAACAAATTCTTTAAAATCAACCGACACAATATCCTGAAGTTGAAATGCTGGATTACCTTTAACCTCAAGCTTTAAAATCGGCGAATAATTGGCATATTTTTTAAGAATGTCTGTGGCGTAGCCATCAATATTCTTATAGTTACCAAAGCAATCGTTATCGTTAATCTCTAGCGCCTGAACGCCATATTTCTCGACAGACTCGCTATCATGAGCTTCATATTCTATTGGACTACCAGAAACTTGCTTGGCTGGTTCACCAAAAATCTGCAAGAAATTCACAGAAACTGGAAAGCCATTCGTATTGGTAAATGTAAGCTTCATTGAATCAGCGAACAATATGCCAGTAGCCGTGATTTTCTCGGATACTGATTTACCGGATAAATCAACAGCAGTAAAGTTTGAATCATCAGAGTTGCCTTTTAGAACTGGATTGGTTGAACATTGCCAGATTGGGTCATCAAATGAAATCCATACGTCTTTAGTGCTGTTGACTGGCAACCGGTAGGCATCTTCTTTAGCTTCACCAGAATATCCATTTGAGTTATCCATTGTAAAAATAGACTGAAATGCTTGAACGGCACGAATTTCACTTTTGACTTTAACGGTGTTTACAATACTGTTAGTGCGACTTGGCGTGGCTTTAATAATTGTTGTAGCATTAAATGTCATTACTGGTTGTTTACCGATAATCGAAGTTCTTGGCTGAAAACGGATAATACCTTGTTCATCAAGCCACATCGCACCGTTTTCGGCTTGGACTAGCTCTTTTAAGGCATTGCCGGCGTTTTTACCAGAAGCAAAATAAACAAATGGAATAACGTTGAGACCTGCTGATAATTTATACATTGCGGGATCGAGTCCAAACTGGTTTAAGATAGTAGCGATGACTTGGTCGGTGCGAACATTTCGCATCATAACCATATTTTTGAGACTCATCTCGCCAATTTCACTCAAGAAATCCATAGCAGTGAAACTTACAACTTCGTCTAGATTTCCATCATAGGTTGGTAAACCTTGAGTAAGCCCAACAAAAACTGGTGCTAAACCACCGCCTTTAAAACCCATATAGAGCCGGCATGGTCGTTTTGGCAAGATATATTTTCCAATTGGCGAGGCACTTCCATCTTCACTGAAGCTGAAGCGTTTATCGTAATTATTCAACTCAAAATCGGCGATACAGCTCTGAACATTGTATGGGAACTCCACAGAGCGTGAGAAGTTCATAGACACGAGACGCTCTTTTAAAAACATATAATCGTAAGCATCCCATAACTGAATTGGATTTTGATCGCTCGATCCAAGAAGGTCAGCACCATCTAATGCTGATTGACCAAGTGTAAACCACTTGATCCCAGTATTTCTTTTCTTAGTGAACGAAATTGCCACATCCCAATCTAGCGGTCTAACTGAAGCTGCTGCTAGTTGATGGAATTTATCTGAGACGGTAATCATAATTGTGTCGATTCCCTGAATGATACTTTTACATTTTCCACCATTCCACAATTATTAACGATTGATTGATCGCTTAGCTCCATTCTTGCCACCATATTATCAACACCGAGTTCAGGAATGGAAATGCGAGGATATTTGTGTAGTTCATATTGACGATTGAAGAAGCCCTCTAGGACGGCATATTCTTCAGCTGATAAGAAGCCCCATTCGTATTCAAATGTAAATTTCTTATAGACATAATCAGTGTATATATCACCACTTGCGACTAAAACCTCACTTTTACCTATTTCTCGGTTCTTATTAAACGGTGATGGCAACAGTGTATAGGTAATACTCGTATTATCATCTGTGATTGTAAGGGCTAAACTCATGCTGCCATCCTCGCTTTCTTTACTTCTTCATAAGCATCATGGAAAGTAATGGCGCATTGTCTCAGCTCGCTCTTGGTGCCGACAACCCCGTTAAATGTAAAGTTGAATGTTTCGCCACCGCCATTTCCATTACCAGTACCTAATTTTTCTATCAAACTTGCCATCTTGGATTCAGGTACCACCCATTCGTCTTCACCGGCTTCACCTGCCATGATGATTTTACCGCCAGCCGTTGCTGGCACAATTCCACCAGATGCTAAACGTGGAATTTTAAGCCTATCTAGCTTACCGAGATTAACGCCTGGAATAGCATTGATAATCCCAATAACACCATTAATCATATCTACGAAGAAATTAACTGTATTTTCTACTACTCCAAGTATGTTATTTATTGCAGTCTTAAATGTATTAGAAAACGCTTGTCCAATCTTTTCACCACCTTGACCAAACATCTCACTTACCCGTTTCCAAACCTCTGCAAATAAACCACCTAAAGTAGCAATCAATGCCCCGAAAATCATAGGCACTGCACGCACAAGTGCCATAAATAAAATTATTGCTGCTGATAATAATTGCGCGATTGTGTTCGGGTCGATTAAGAATGCGATTATATTTGTAATTATCTGTGGCAACGCATTGGTTAAAGCAGTGAGAATTTGTGGCAATGCTTCAATGATCGCCATAAATAGTTTTACTGCGCCGTTCAGTAGCATAGTAAGTGTGGCAGGCTCTGTAAGCTTCGTAATAATAGTAATAACTAAATTAGTGATAGCGTCTATCAAACTAGGTAAAATAGTAACTATTGCATCAATCAGTTTAGGTAAAACTTCTACCAGTGCATTAAATAACTGCTCAATAAGACCTGGCAAAATCTCTATAATCGACATTACAATGCTGATTATTGCTTCAAGCACTGGCGGTAATAGCTGACTAACTAGTTTCGGAATCTCTGCAATGATAAGCGGTGCAACATTCTGAATAAGTTGAACCATGCCTCCCAAAGCAACTTCAATTGTTGGTAATAAGTTTTTACCGACAGCCTCGACTGATTCAACGACGTTATTTAGCAATTTACCAAAGTCTTGAGTATCATCAGCAAGTCCAACAACAAGGTTGCTCCACGCGCCTTTAAGCATCCCTATACTTCCGCTGATGGTTTCGGCAGCTTCCTTTTGCGTGGTGCCAGCAATTCCAGTATTCTCTTGAACTAAATGGATCGCTTCAATAATATCTTGATAATTACTGATATCAAACTTTTTACCCATCGCTTGTGGGAGCTTTTCAGCATCTTTGAGTAAACGTTCCATCTCGGTCTTAGTACCACCATAGCCAAGTTTAAGGTTATCAAGCATGGTATAGTTTTGCTTGGCAAAACCTTGATAAGCGGTCTGAATCAGCCCCATATCAGTACCCATCTTATTGGCATTATCAGACATATCCGTTACTGCCATGTCTGCATATCTAGCCGCTGCAGCCGTATCACCCTTTAAGCCCTGAAGTAGCGAGGCTGAGAAACCAGTTACAGTTTCCATATATTGATTGGCGGAAAGTCCAGCAGTTTTATAAGCATTGTCTGCATATTGGAATACCTGATTTTGAGAATCCTTAAATAAAGTTTCTACGCCACCAGTAAGTTGTTCATAATCACTAAACGAAGAGATTGATGATTTAAAAATGTTCGTGAGACTAGAAAACGCTGATTGGAAACCAGACATAAGTTTTTGCCCCATAAATCCACCCATGCCAGCCAAAAAGCCATTACCAATGTTTTTTAGACCGTTTTTGAACTTCTCTCCAAAGCCATGGCTAGCTTTTTCACCTGAATCTTTACCGCTTTTATCACCAGCAGAACCCAATTCAGTCTTCATCGTTTTTTCGACATGAGAAATCTCGGACTTAAAATCCTTAGTATCAATTTTGACTCTATATTCAATTTCGCCAACTACGGTACTGCTGGTACTCATTATTTATTCACTCCATCAATAAATGGTTTCATTCCATCACGAAGCGTTTCGTTGGGATTCTTGCTGAATGCACTGCCAGTACCAACGCAAACGATTCTTGCATAATTCACATAATCACTATGTTTAACTTTTTGCCCTGCATCCACTAAGGCTGATAGCTCTTCCATGGATAATGGCATTTTCTGCTTTTTGCCGGTATGTTCATCAAAAGTTTCGATATAGCCACGTTTTGCCGCCACGATCGCTTCCCAACCATAAAGCATGCCAAGTTCAGCAAGCAAATATGCTACCCTAGATACTTTACCTTTGCGGAACGTGTTGTCTCCAGACATTCGCTTCTTATAAGCTACTTCCACCGCTTCGCGATCTTCTGGAGTCATTAAATCAAGCAGATTTGCCATATTTACTCCTGATTATCAGGTTTTTCACCTACAATCTTTTGATAGATCTCAAGAACACCCTCAATTGGCACTTTTGCAAGCACTTTGCGAGCTTCATCCGGCTTATCAAACACGCTAAAGAGAATGTCGTTCAAGTTTCTAATAGCTTCTTTAACTCTCGTTGGATTATTAGTGCTTCGCGCTTCTTTTAATTCGTCGCATAAATCGACATAAGATAATGTTTGAGCTGAAGACATTGGTGTAACCTTGAATTCTACACTGTCAATCTCGGCAGTGATTTGTTTAGTATAAACTGATGTTGAAATAGATACTGACATGTAATTAAAATCCTTTTTATGCTTAGTATTATGCGTTTATACAGGGTGGCAATAAAAACTTGTGCTTTTCTGAAAATATGTTATAATTGAGGTATTATGGATATGGGTACATTCGTTGGAGCATGGACTGTCATTCAAAACAATGAAAAAAATAAGAAGAAAAATAGTCCTAAAACTTATCCAATCGAGCATTCAATTATCTTATGGCTTTTATTCGGCGGTATTTTTGCCTACATTCCTGTAATCTACTTTACTTTCTCAAAAAAACATAAATGGCATCTATAAAAATAAGCTCCTTATGAGAGCTTATTTTTAGTTATTAAGACTTTATTAACGTTCAGTAACTGGAATAGTCTTTTGTGCAGTTACATCCCATTTAGATGGCTTAGCTAAATCACCAGTGCCAACACGGAAGTAACCGTTATCAGTTGGTTGCATTTGTAAGGTTGCCTCAATAGATACTGCATCTGTCGTAGATAATGTTGGATTAAATGACATATTTACAAGCCCTGCAAAAATATGGATATCATTGTCGTCAGTTTTTTCGCAGACTGGATGGATATTGACAGGTAATGCTTTACGCATACTACAGTTATTGCTACCGAATACGATTGCACCAGTTTTTTGAGCTTCCGCAGTAGGTTTTTGATAGGCGTCTGCCCATAAGACTTTTAGGTAATCCAAGTTTGGCAGATAAACGGTAAAAGTTAATTCTGCAGTTTCTGCTTTACCTGATGGTTGCTTACGAGTGCCAGCTTGAGTTTTCGCTTCTACTGTACCTTCAGCATAGTTTGGCGTAATATCGCCAAGACATTTTGCTGGAATAAGGGTATTTCCAATACTCATCTCCCATTTACCAGCCATAAGTGTTTCGTCCATATATTCTCCTTTATGGTTATTAGTAATAGATCGTGCCAGTAAACGACCAGACCATTCGTCCATTAGTATCTAATCCTACATTAGTAATGGATGATGGTGGCATAATAGTTACATTATGATACTCCCGACTAAACACTGGCGGTACTGGTGGGAGTGTACAGATATCGTATGAGTTATTTAGGAACTTTCTTATTTCTTCGAGCTTCTGGTAGCTCTCGATGTCAGTTTTGCCTCTCGAATAAAAGATGTAGTCTTGACGATTACGCATACCTCTGTCTTGAGACGCTCCGACGCTGGCAATATAGATGCCATTTTTGCCTAAGCCGATTTTCTCCCAGAATAAATCCTGATCAATTTTACCTAGACCGTTATCTTCGAGGAATTTAAGTAATGACAATACAATCATTTCAAAAACTCCTTGAAGCCAAGCTTAGCAACAACATTATCACCAGCTTTTTGCAGATAATACTTAGTATGAGGATTTTTCTTATTCTCAAAGTGTCGACGTCTGGCGTACGGCACCCTAGTATCCCCGAACTTAACATGTACTTCGGAATCAGACACAACTTCAACTCGTCCATCACTTTTTAGATCACCGGTTAATTCTGGAGCTAATGCAATAGCATCCATCAGGATCCTATCGCCCATAGCACGCAAACCATTTCTCCAGTTCTCTCGTTCGATCCGCTCGAAAAGCTTCGTGTTAGTTCTAATTATCACCGACATATTCAGCCCTTTCAAGCGTTAAGGTTAAGTGTTCAATTTCATTAGTGTCGAAATTACGCCCTTCAGTTACACCAACAATCGAATAATCAGCGTCGTTATAGCGAATACCATTACCAATGATCTGCTCGCATGTTAAACCAGTAAAATCTTCTGGATGGACATGAACGGTATTATTCGATTTTCGTGTTTCTTGGTTGCCCTGCGAGACCATACCTTCTTTAATCTTAACGATACCTCGAAGAGTTTTTTGACCAATAATCCGGTTGCCATAAACTTCACCGCGGCTAATTGTTAAATACTCGAAGGGTACCTCAACAAACATATCAAACACGGTCATAACATCGTCTTTCCGTGCATAATGCCGCTCGAACATTGACTGTACTTTAGGAGCGTTACACTTTCATTAGATAAAACCAAACTTATCGGACTTTTCTTATCAGCTGTATAGTTGATAGAAAAATCCTCTACTCGTTTTGATTCCACTCCATTATTATGTTCAAAATCTTGTGTCACTTTAATACTGCCAAACATTTTAGCTAGAAGCATTTTGAGGTCAGCAGGAATTGGATTTGGAAGACTAGATAAGCAAAGTAAATCCTTTAGTTTTAGATCAGCGATTTCAAAGTAAATATTAAAGTTCTTAATTTCAACCTCAGAAAGAGGACGACCAAGCAGAGCAACTACTTCATCTTGTGATAGTACAGGTTGGTAATTATTCATCTGATCGTCCTTTCTTCCTTAGTTTAGTTGATTAAGCGTGTGCAAATGCGCCGGCAACAGTCTTGTAGCCTTGTGCAGAACCACCGACATAACGCTCAGTAAGCATGACGTCTTGGTTTTTATTGGTATCAAAATCAGTACGTACGGTCGCGGTAGGTTCACCAATTAAGACATAGCTTTGGTTGGCGTATGCAATAGCCTTAATATCTTTACCGACAAGCTCGTCAATTTCAAAGATCTGCTTTACGTCAAGTAAATTAGCAAAGTTAGAACCTGCTGGGAACATCAAGTGTCCGTCAGAACCTTTAGCTAATTTAAGTTCAGTAGTAAATCCAGTTGGTACAACCAAGATTTTACCAGCGTTTTTCTCGTCCTTGACGGCGCCAACGGCACGGACTGCCAATTCATAGCTACCTTCTCCAGTTTCACCTGTAACTTTGGTAGCAACATTTGAACCATAACCACTAGTTGCATTGATGTCGGAAAGCATTGGATAAAGACCACGAGTACCTTGTAAGGTAGCCTTATCGCCAGTTCCTTGACCGATTAAAGCACCGACTGCAATAGCGTTAGCGACACGTGCAGCTAATTCTTCAACACGGAAGGCAAGCAATTCACCAGTTTCATCATCGTAGAGGTCTTGCAAGTCAATTGGAAGCTTTTTGTAGATACCAAGACCTTTAAGATCACGACGAACGTTGGTCAGAGACTGGTCAGCTTTTGCATCGCCTTTTTTGTGTCCATTAGCGGTATCACTAGTACCAATTGCGTAAACGGCAGCACTTTTAACTCCTACTGTACGGAAAGTTGCCAAAATACCAGGATTATCGACCCATGCCTTGAAGAAGATATTTTCAATCTGGGATGGCATGATAGCATCACCGGTTACACCTTTAGATTTAAGGTTTTCATTCCATTCACGCATGATCTGTTCATTAGAGCCACGGTGGTTTTTGAGAACGATATTCTTAAAGTCTACAAGTGCAGCTTTGGTTTTTAGGTAGTTGTTTGCAGAAGCTGGCTGGTTAGGCATGGCACCTTTTTCCACAACTGCATCTTTTGCAATTCCTTTATTATTCATAGTTTCTTCCTTTTCTTCATTATTATTAGTTTCGGATGCTTCTTGAGTTTCACCTTCTGATTCATTAACGGTTTCTTCCCCTGAATTATCAGTGGGAGTTTCGTCATTCGTTTCAGGCACTTCTGGTGTTTCAGGAGCTTTAGCTTCTGTGGCTTCAGGAATGACTGTGTGGTCTTTTCCATCACCGTTAGCATCACCAAAATTGTCGTTTTGTTTTTTCTTCATTTCGTCTCCTAATAAAGATTTAATGGCAAGCAGTCTTGCTTCCTTGTTGGATCCACGATAGACCAGTGAGACCTCAATCACTTCAGCTTTACTGATTGTTTCGGAGTCAATATTGTAGTCGTAATCAATCATTGTGATCGAGAATGCATTAGACAGATGACCTTCCTCTAGCAGTGTGAGCATTTCTTGGGCGATTTCTCGCTTTGAAATACCAGCCTCAAATGTCAGTTCATTATTCGAGAAGTAAGCAGCACGAATGGAGCCAATCACATCACGAACATCACCGCTGTGGTTCAACATTAAAGGAATATCAATGACTTCACTTACTCCTTCGCTTGGGATAGATGAGACTGTGATATTTCCGCCACCTTTCAGAGGCAAACGTAAGCTTGCTACGTCTACATGCTCATAATGACGATCTTCGTTATTTGAACTTGCGACAAAGACAATTCTTCTTTCACCATCAACACTCTTAGTAGAGAGCTTGCCGGTAACTGAAACAATTTTCTGTTTAATTGTCATGTTTTCCTTAAAGTTAATTTAATATTTGCGATTCTGCATCCATATGGACATCTGCTTCATCAAAAGTGATTATGTAAAGATATAGGGTGGCAGCAAAACATGATAAAATAAGCAGTAACATATGGAGGTATTATGTTGCTCGACAATATTAAGAAAAAAGCACAAGATTTTTATAAAAAGAATATAATCTCAAAATTAAATGAAGTAATACCTAATATCACTGATAGGGTAAATGAGCCAATCAATGCATTCAAAATTGATAATAGTAACAATAAGAATGACGAGCTTGATTTTGATTCAATAGAAGACCGTCCAAGAGAAATAGCAACTGTTTATGGTGATTATAAAAACCGTAACACTAAATCATGCCCACATTGTGGACACATTTTTGATGAGCCACCTACCCGTGGCAGAAAATGCCCAGAGTGTGGCAATCAATTTTATATAAGATCTAATAATAGATTGTTTGCTAGTGATCTATTAAAACCTCAAGATGTTGCTGCAGCTGATTGTTTTAGCCAGATGTATAATTTTGGAGTAACTATTGATTTTACAAAAAAGATATTCAAGGATAGGCTTAAATCTTTTGGTATTGTTCCAGCTCCTCGCGATATTATATGGGATATTATGAGAAAATTTCCAGACACTTTATCAAGTGAGCCATTAAAGATGGCAGAAATGGCTTCTATGATGAATAAACTCGTGGCTGGATATGAGGACGATTGTGGTAGAGACCCTAGACCATTATTAAAGACTGGTATTGAAAATAACATAGCTTACTGCCAGATTATGCTTGCACAAAATGAAGTCGACCAAGATTATTTGTATGTTTCCAGCTATTGTTGCTGTGATACATGTAGGTCTAGACATGGTAAAAAGGTTAAAATAAAAGATGCTAAAGAAAAGATGCCTATCCCATTTAAGGATTGTCAAAATAAAAGACATCCAAAGGATAAGTATAATTTTTGTATAGCTAATTATACCTGTTCGGATCCAAAATTCTGATTCACTTTTAATCTAATTTCTGATTCAGATGATTGGGGTGTTACGACCTTGAGGTTAAAACGCTTCTTACAATATGAACATTTTACGTTTTGAACAATTAGCGTGTTGTCTGTTTCAAACAGATATCTATCACAGTGCGGACATTTGATTTTCATCACTTCTCCACTTCGTATTTAACACGACAATGACAATTTGGATGTAGATCTGCCGCATCAATATTTACAAAGTTATTATTAAAAATACCACCATCAGCCCCAACGACGTTTCCACCTTTTGGTAAAAATGAGTTTGTTACGAGTTCTCTTTTACCATTCATAGCCTGACAAAACTCACATGGATTTGCGGAGACAGTATGCCATACTTTGTAAATCTTAGCACCTGTTTCATTCATCAATTGACTCATTGCATCAACGCTGGATTTGTTGGCAGAACGATGTTCTTCGGTGCGTGCCAACCTCTGCACTCTCCATTCGTCAGTGTTCATAATCTCACGTAGTCTAGTAGCTAACTCTTCTTTATTCAGCCCCATTTCCTGACCTTGAGTCAAAACATTACGAATACTTTCTGCAGTTTCTTTAGAATATGATTTAGCTACATTTACTAAATATGCTTGATAATCAGCACGAGTTAGAGTTGATACAATAAATTCAGAAGTAGCGTCAATCGGAACATTATTTGCTTTAAGTAATGCAATGCCCTCTGCGTAGGTTGTTTGACCTCTTACTGACATGTAGGCAATGATGAACGCTAGAATTTCTTGTGCAGTTTTATTTGCTTCTTCCTCATCGATATCGCTTACGTCTTTATTAAGCCCATTATTCTCAATCGCGCGTTCAATCTGACGGTTCATCTGGTCTCTCAAAACAGACGAAACGTCATCAATAAACTTCTGCTCCTGCTTGGTTGGGGTATGAGCCTTATGACTGCAAGTGCAGTGATCGTGATGTTTTTCTTGGTTGGTATCAATAGCTTTATTTTTATCTGTATCATTGGACTGTGTTGAATCAGGAGCGTCTTCTACTTCATCGCCCTCATCTACTTCCGGTTTGTCATTCACAATAACTGGCTTGACATAACCTTGTTTAAGCAGTTTGTAGCCCTTAGATAGATTGAAGGCGTCAACTACTGAATCGAGCGAGTAACCATTCATCACTGCCTGATTGATTAAATTAAACTCAGTCATTTTTCGTTCGGCATCAATCTTTTCCTCATCAGCAATACCAGGAATATCTAAGTCAAAAGTAATAGCATATCCAAGACCACCAGTAACTCGATTTAGTTCATGAGTAAGCCTCGAATAAATCTTGGTCGCAAATGGCTCTACAGTGTATTTAATGAAGATTTGTTCATCTACACGGACTGAAGCGTAAGTATTATTATCATTTACGCCACGGATTGAAGCTGGCACGCCAAAAGCACTATCAATCTTATCGTTAGCCTGTTTAAAAACGGAATCAAGCGACATATCTTTATTCGACTGAGAAAACGGCACCCATTCAATTTGTGCAGATGTTGCAGCCCCAGTTGCAGGGTCAATTGGACGGTGAGAATAGATGACATTATTATTTCTGCCACTGCCACGGTGTGAGCTTTGCATTTTACTAACAATATCTTCAAATTGCGCTCTGTCTTTAGCTGTAACAATAAATTGTCCAGCTGGCACAGCACCATTCTCAAAGAAGCCTGCTTGATAAGCGGCAATATAATCGTCAACATTAGCCCATTTAGAGATAGCATTACTTGGTGCATAACCACGGCTGAGATTGTATGGATCGTAGCCTGAATAGATTTCAATAACCTCATTCTCACTGTAAGTTGAACCACTACATTGATAATATTTCTTACCACCACTAACGACTTCACTTACACCCTCCAAAAATGTCAGACCGGCAAAATTATCCTCGGTGATTTCACCACCAGCACAAGCCGTATTACCTTCATAATGCCATAAAAGTAAGTATACTTTCGGGTGAACTAGTGTCATTACCGCTAAGGCTTCACGAAAGTCTGTTGCAGACATCTGCTTATTTGGGCGATATAGTGCATTTACGACGTTTGGATTATTTTTGATTGGTTTACCATTAGCGTCTATTGCGTATGGTCTAATGACAATAAACTTATTAACAATTGCTTTGATTGATGGGTAGGTATTGTCGTAGCTGTTGCCCTTATAAAAACTATAAGCTAGTGGCATTGGACGATAATAACCAGCAGGATGAGAGCTAGTATCATATAATGCTGATTTTGATTTTGCGTTAAATAATCTCTTTAATTTATCAAGCATGAAATATTTCCTTGTGATAGATTATGATTCTATACAGGGTGGCAGATGAATAAAGCGATAATGTTATATCTTTACTTATATAGTTGAATATATAAGAAGCAAAAATTACACAGAATAACAGAGAGAAAATAGCCATTTTTCTTAATTTAAATATTGTAAAATGTTATATCTAACCAACGATTACTCCGCCATATTCAATTTTTGGTGGCTCAGGTGGAGTATAGAAGCATAGTATTGTGGCATCTGCTAGGTCAGGCGAGCGGAAGCCTCGTTTTTTATAATCGTCTTTACTCTCAACGCCCCTACGTCCTTTGTTATCCATTTTCCATTCACGGTTTGATAGTTCGACCAATAAATCTTTATCATTTGTAATTGAAATTTGGTCGATAATAGATTGTAGGTAAAACCATGCTTCTGATATGAGGTTCGGATATTTGTCGGGATTTGAAGCTTTGGCTCCAAAGTTGATTGGAATAACGTTATAACCTCTTGCGATCATCTCGTCCGTTACACCACCACCAACGCCAGTGTCATCAATTTTGATTAGGACATCTTTGTCCGCACCAATAAAATTGACTAGTAAATCACAGACTTCAGTTGTGCGTTTTTTAGTAAATGAAGCTCGTCCGATTTCTTTCAATCCTTTTCGCTTCACAAACACAGTCCGGTCGCCACCAAGACGAGCCACATCAACGCCAACTTCAATCGCCCCTTCGTCATCAACCTCTCTACCCATTGCCTCAATCACTTGAGCGGTCTGGATGATATTTTTATCCGAAATAGCCAGTGCTTTACCTAAATAATCATGAGCGTAATCTTCCGGGTGATTTATTCGAGCCTGCTCAATTTCATAAAGAATTTCGTTGGAAAGCCAGCCGTTTTTCTGTGCAATTCGATAATCTACCTCTAAATGCCAGACATCTTTACGTGGTGGGTTAGTGATAAAATAGGAAATCACTGGATCAAGGTCAGTTAGACGGTTTAGCGTCCAAATAATCTTACTACCAGGCTTACGGATAGTTGGATTGAGAATACGTATTGATTTAAGGGTAATGGTTTGTGCTTCATCAATCCATGCAATATCAATACCTTCGAGCGATTTAATAGTGGTTTCTACGTATCGGTCAAGACCTTTAAAAATGAAGGTTGAGCCGGTGTTGGTATTTGTAATGGTATCATTTGTCCAAACAAACTCGGAAAATCCATATTGCTGGATTAAGTCAATCAGAAGTTGATATGAGCTATCTGCTATATTCTTCTGGAACTGACGTAAGCAAGCAATACGTACTCGCCTTGAACGAGCCGTTAATAACAAAAACCGAGCCACGGTATGGCTCTTCAAAGAATAGCGACCACCCTCAATAACTGCATGTCTCCACCAGCTATCAAAAAGCGGCTTAAACTCACTTGGTAGCTTTACGAGTGTTTTTGCTATCACCATCCACAAACTCCACCAGCGCTACTGGTATTTCTATCTTTTCACCACCAGATGTAATATCACGCTTCTCCGTGATGCGAGCTTTCAGTTTGTTATATTCAGCAATTGCTTTCATCTTGGCATTAAAATCAGCATCCTGCACAATAAGCTTTTCGAGTTGTTTATCTACAAATTGGTCATTAAGACCATGGGCTTCGAAGATTTCATCGATTCGTTCCAAAATGTGAGGTTTTGTGAGGTTCTCATGTGCACCAGCCCGAGCAGTTGTATACCACCCAGGCTTACTTGTATCGACACCGTAAGCTTCAATGTAACTTTGAACACCATTACCAAAAAACTCTCTATCGCCTGCATAAAGCTGACAGAATAACTCTTGCTGTGGCGTTAGCTTATGTCCGCTCTTAGTAGTGGGCTTTACGACAGATTTAGGTCTTGCTACCTTTTTACTCTTACTTTTTTTCATTTTGTTTTCTGATCTTTCTCGATATATTCAAGTAGGTCTTTATTCTCGTGAATATTACCTTCAACTTAATAATCTATCTCCCAACTCCTATCAAGAGGCATTTTGTCTAGGTAGTCTTCTAACGGAAGTAAATAAAACTTACAGTTATCTCTATCCCATGTTACTCTAAAATAGCCCTGACCAATAATGAGTAAGATATCATCTTCATAGATTTCTTTACCCTCTTTGTCGGTACGACCTGTGAATTGATTGACAATAAAATCATCATTTTTTAAATAATCAGAAAAGCAGTCCATGCCAAGTTCGATTCTTTCTTCGAACTCATTTTGGATGTTATAAATCATTTTCTTTTCTGGTTTATACCATGCTCTGAACTTTAATTCACGCATTACAATTCATACCCCTTTTCTTTGGTCAAATATTCTATGTAACTTAATCGACTCTCTTTATCATCATTCTCTTTACTAACGGCATAAATATAATTTCCACCATCATAACTAGAATACATATGTGTTGCATCAAAAAACTCTTCATAAGGCATTTCCAAATAGTTCTTATATTTTTCTTCCATTTTATTTATTCTCGCTTAAATACTTAATGACTTCTTCTTTTGTCCCCTCAAAGCGAGTTTTGCTATGTTTCCCGGCGAGAAATCCTAGAGTTAAAATAATGAACATAACATCTACGACCGTAGATCCGCCTAAAAGCCAGTGATTAAATAGAAGCAATCCGGCAAACATTGAAAATGTAACTATATCTTTAATAATTGAACCTATTACTGATTCGTTTATAACTATGTATTTGGTTTTGTCGACATCCATATAATTCTCCTTAGTGATTAACCGGAAACATTTCCGATCCCTTTGGTTTTTGTGGTAATGTTACTGCGATATCAATATCTTTCACTCCTTTCTCTCTCAAAAATTGCTCTGTCTTTTTAATTTCTGATAAATTAGAGTTCATGATTTTATGTTTAGTGTCATCGTGAGCTGTATAGCGGATTATGTAGTTGATCGGAGTAGCCGGTTTTACGTATGTGCGTATCTTTTTCATAAATTTTCCTTTCTTGCTCCACATTTTCCACATTTACTATCTATTGTGTGGGTCATACACCAGCAGTTCGTGCAGAGGCTAATATCATTAAAACTTACTACACCAGTTCTGAATTCTTTATATTCATCCTCTGTATGAGTGCCGTTATAATATTTCATTGCTTCATCAATTCCACGAGCTTCGCATATCATGGCGGTCTTCAAAATTATGGTGGCTTCGTTCGCCATTCGCTTAAACGTCGCCTCTCGTACGTCCTCGTGGACAAGCTTTATATCTGATTTAGTCTGAGATAAAATTGCTTCTACTATTTGATTGATTGTTGATAATTTCATTTTTACTTCTTTTCTCGGAGGAGTGCCATCAGTGGCTCGACTCACTGACGCGGATCCCATTAACTTAGCTTTTTGGTTTGGCACTTCTTTCATTTTGTCTATCTAAAAATTCTGAATAAGTAATAGCCTTCCTTTCACCATCCTCATTCTCAAAGACTACTAGTGGTAGCTCAATATCAAATGAGTTTGCTTCTTGTTGCCATATAGGATTCAATTCAATCCTTTTAACAATGAAGTTGGTCAATTTAATTTGATGATTGATAATAAACTGGTGAAGAGGAGTGTATTTACCGGCTCTATCACAGCCATAACATTCTTTAAGATAGAGAGTAACTTTAGTATCTTGATTTATCATAAAATCTTTCATTATTCCTCGCTCTACCTTTCTCTGGAATTATTCTAGCTGTGGTTTTTCTTACCCAATCAGGTAAGTTTCCGGTTGTAATACTAATGTCGTGTAGGGTGGCAAGACGACGTATCGTACTCATATCTAGATAGCGGTAATCTCGCAATGCTCGCATGAATGGTCGCCAGTGATAAGTCCAAAAGTTTCTCTGCCGAACATCCCATCTCGTAAATTTCTGCCAGCCATATTTATCTTTGATGTAAATATCGCGTGGATTAACGAACCATATTTCGAGACCATTCGTTTTCCGAACGGATACCTGATAATTTCTTGCCACTTTACCTCCTCGCAAGATTTTTATTTAATTACGTAAATATTCATCAATTATTTTCTTGCACCCCTGAAACCCAACCCCAAATTCGGCTCTATAACCCCTCGCACGCAGTTTTTCAAGCATTTCAGCCTGTTCTTCGAGGTGTTTATCTTTTTTCAGAGTGCCGTCTTTTTTATAGGGTGAGTTTGATTCTGTTTTAATTTCCAGATAGAGACCGAAGTGAAGCCCCCACTCACGTACGGGACTATGCCATATATTCGTACTTGATTCAGCTATGAATAAATCCGGATAACCACGCTCTGGGTGTAGTCTCTTATGTTTCGCTGCTTGACCAGGTGTTAATTTAAGATCGGCTGCAATATCGAAGCGATAAATTATGTCTGGATATTGAAGTTGCAAGTATCGAGCGATTTGCTCATAAAGATTGTGCTCGGAATTATATTTTGGTATTAGTCTCATTTTTTATTACCTTCTTTCTTTTGGTTCTCCACTGCAGGTCATAATACTGAACCATACAGTGGAGACAAACAACTTAAAACTAACGTGAGGAGATAATACAAATTACCTTTGTACCAACAATCTACAATAGTAGAAATTCAATAGTTAATAGTTATTAGTTCTAAGTTAGTGGCTGCGTCTGCGTTGACATTTAACTGGTTATTTTACTTAAGGGGGTATTTTACCAGCACCACATTACGAGTTATTTGAGTCCTTTTAGCTTTTTTAAGAGTTTCCTGAATCCTCTATTGCTACCAATCTTTTTACCGCTCCACCAACCTGAATAAGGAAAAAGCTGAATGTCAATTCCGCTAGGATGGCGAATGATTAAAAGTGTGTGGTTAGCAACTTCGACTTCGTATCCAAGCTTTTCTAAAGTTTCTTGGCAAGTTCTCATCCTGATAGGTTGAAGCTTTGCCTCACGCTCTTGGTCTAATCTGTTGCTCATAAACCCTCTGGATCAATATCTAAGCTCTTAAGTAATAAATCCATGATATTTTTGATGACTTCTTCTTTAGATTTTTCGTTATCATTACTATTATCTTTAGGCTCATTTCTTTTTGGTTTGTCGAGTTGAATCCCTAATCTCTCGAAAATGGCTTCTCCGAGTTTTTTATTATTTTTAATCAATTCTTTAAATAAGTCAGCCAACATCTCCTCGATCACGAAGCTAGTCCCACAACAGGTTTGAACAGTATTGCCATTCTTATCTATTCCTACAGCAAGATATCCAACTAGCTCATCTCTGACAACGGTTTTCTTAATTGTTTCAACTGCTTCATCTAGTTGAGCTAATTCATCTTTATTTATTCTCCTTGTATTTTTAGCCTTTGCCATCCTTAGTAATCTCATTAGGAGCTCTGTGTTATTTTGATTGTTATTTTCCATATTTTTCTCCTTAAAAGTTATTTTTTACCCTAATCCTTTACCTTGATCTAAACGGTCTCCATAGCCGTTATTGATTAAATACTCACGAAGTTCCGCCGCCATTGTCAGAATCCAGTTCAAGCCATCTTCAAGTGTTTTACGGCTTAAATAAACAATGCCAACCGTGATATGGTTCTTGTCGGTATGGTGGATGTGTTGATTCTTGCAATAGAACTCAAACCGCTTGAGTTCAGGGTAAAGCACTTGGTAGACTTCTGATTGCTTAGAATTGGTGTAGTCAGTAGCCGAAGCTTTACCAGTTTTCCAGTCGATTCCAGTTGTACCATCTCTAACATCTAGCACACCAGAAATTACACACCAATCTGTTAATTTGCGGACTCGTTTGGTCGCTAATTCAATCTCTGGTGCATCTAGTTTGCGACCACCAAAGATCTTTGGGATTGCTTTATGTTTTCTAACGTATCGTTCCCAAATACCGTGCATCTTCTTGCCAAACTCCAACGCTTCAGTCGATTCGACTTTAATGCCAGTGTATGGAGCAATAGCCCTATCAATATCTCCACTCGCCCAAGCACTTAAAATTGAATAGCTGACACGAATCGCGCCATAACCATCGTTATTCATTAGGAGCCTCGCTTACATTGATTCTGATTGTCTTTTTACGCTCGACCTCCGTGATGCCAGCGGGTAATCGGTAATATTTTGCACGGTGTTCATCAACCGCCTTTGAATCGATTGACCACGTGGTCTTTTTCTTCCAGAACTTAGAACTGTGAAACTTGGCTTCGCCATTGTCTTTATATTTTGAGCCGGCAGCGGAATAGTTGATTTTGATTTTCTCACCTTTGATAGCTGAGAAGTTAGGATTAAACTCTAATGCTTGGCGTTCAATCTCTGATTTAAGTAATTCAACCGCATTATTAACTTCAGCTTGAATTTCCAAGAGGCGAATAATTGCATTTTCAGCATCAGGATTGACGATAAAAGCTTTACCTTCATTCTGTGCCTGAAAAATCTCGGTTGGGTTAATTTTTACTATTAACTCGTTGTTCACTTTTTATTCTCCTGTTCTAGTTGATCGGCTAGATTACTTACTTCCTCGACGATCTCTGCTTCTTGAGTTTCTGTGAGTTCCGGCTTGTGTTGTGGATTATCTTCATATTCACCATCAACAGCCTGATCTTCTTGAATTGCTTTTTGAAGCTGAGTATTTAGAGGACCGAACTTACTAATTAAAAGCTTCAGAACTGTCTTTTTCGCCATGGAATCGAAATCATCGCTCCAAAGCCCCGAGCCATATTTGGCAAAATTTTTGGAATATTTTTTTGCATGCTTGTTCAGTTCTTCGACGGTCATGTAAAGCGACTTCTCGAAGCCATTTAGTAGTCTGAAATAAGCCACGAAACCAATTGTGGGAGCTTTTTCTCGTTTAGATGAGTCTTCTATCCATTTGAACTCCATCTCGCCGCTTAGGCGGTTAAAATTGATAATTTCACCATCTTTTATTTCAGTGGCATTGATGGTTTTGTAAAAACCGGAACGTTGAGCCAGTTGAATAAAGCCCTTGTAGCCCATTTGAAATTGGCAGACTGTTTCTTCGTCCTTCTTATTCCTATTTAGCGTATAAGGAATTAGGTAAGCAAAACCTAAGTTCTGGTTAATAGGTAGATCCATTGATGCAGCAATTAGCGCCGCTGAAACTACACTTTCAGGCTTACAAGTATTGAGTAGTTTATTGGCATTCGCTGCTGCAACTAAACTCGTTATAAATTGTGATGCTCGTTTACCGAGTAAGTCGTTAAGACGAGCGCTAACAGCATCTTCTCGGATATATTGAGCTATTGATAATCGTGTCTCTGTCATTTTTATTGTAATGGCTCCTGCCATTCTCCTTCTTCGTCATCTACTACTTCACTACTATGTCCATCTGGATATTCAATCAATTTGCCACGCTTAAACGTTCGCCAAGTGCCACAATTGTTGCAAACTTCAACATCCTGATAATCATCAACGTAATCACCCTTGATTGGATCTGCATGACCAAAATCATACTTATCGATATGAGTCTCCTCATGTAGGCAAGTCGAAATAGTGTCATCGATTACTTTTACTTCAATTTTCATTTTTCTCATCTTTCTTCAAGATTTTTAATTAAGCTAATAACTCCAAGTACTAGTAGGTACAAACTCGTCCAATTGATAATTGGATACCTTCCACCACCTATGAATAGTAATAAGATTCCTAATCCGATGGTAATGATGCTCTCGATAGTAGACATACCTTCAATTTGGCTGTTATTTGTTTTTTCTTTTCTGTAGTTTTTGTTTTGGCGTCGAACCATATTTCTCTCCTTTTTAGTTTAATTTTCACCTCTAACTGCTTTTGTTCTTTCTGCCATTCATCTACTTGTGTGAACTGGCGAGTGTCCGCTCTTAGTTTTTGGTGTCAACGTGAAGCTACAAACTTAAAAATTGATGAATGGAGTTTAATAGCCTCACGAAACAACAAAAAACGGTCTTCGTGAGACCGTGATAAGAAAAACACACCAACAGGGGCGTGTTATTTTACAACCATGTAAGTTTTTTAAAGTGTTTGATTATAGCATAGACTATAGTCTTACGGAAGTGGGAAAATCATTGAAGTAAGAAAGCCCCCGGAGTGAACCGGGGGGGTAATAGTTGGATATGTTTTTTTAGCGGGCTAGATGGTTTTCCACTCCTCAAGGTCGACGACCATTCGCCTTTCTTCAAAAGTAAGGCTAAACGGCATTTCGAGGCCAAGACTCTCGTAGAGGTCTTCGACCTCCTGTTGGTCAGCCTCAAGGACCTGGTCGTTATGAACCACATAAAATGTAGGTTCATAACCGTATCCTGAGCCTCCCCAGGTGACACGGAAAACGTCGCCTTCCTTGGCCTTTACCAGGACAACGTCCCAATAGCCAATGCGACCAGCGTCGCCGTCAGCACCGTTTCCGCGAGCTATCAATTCTACGGCCTGGTCAACAGGAACCTTGACGACTCCGTTGCCGCGGCGGGTATAACCACGCTCGCTGGATAAGGCCAAATACATGTCCTTATCCTTACCGTGGTTGATGCGCGGTCTGCCGGCCTTGGTGAGACCAATGGTGAGATCGGACCTTAACCCGCCGATTACTCCTTCCAATCCTTTTGGAGTTGGAAGAAAAACCTGTTGGCGGCCACGGCCGTGTTCGCCAAGGGCGACACCGGCAACGGTACCGAATTTGAACTCTCTTGATTCTACTTCAGCAGTCTTATTCATAAACAGCAT